GAACTGATGAATCCCACCACTTCGTGGCAGGTTTTAGCGTAAGGTCGCCACCTGTTATGTAGTTCGGAAAGCTTGAAGTCAACATTGACTTAGCTTGAGTCGGATCAACGTGTTTCCTCCAACTATCACTGAGGATCGACAGAACAGTCGAATAACGCTGTTGTCTAAGGAGTAACTCAACTCTCTTAGTTTCTGACTCATTTAGTCTCACATACAAATTATCTTTGTTATGTTTCAAGTCAAGTAGTACTAGGGCAAGATCGGTTTTCTTGATTCTTACCTGTGAGGCTACTTCTTTGAAATGTAAATACTGAGGTTTACGACCCTTCTCTCCTCTCATGACTCGCCGTCTTATTTCGATCTGGGAGCGGGCAAATGTAAGAATCTCCTCACATGATACACCTTGAGGAGCGCCCTTGCTAGACTTTAATACCTTTCTAAGATCTGCGATTATTGGATCAGAATCCATTTTCAATAACCGCGTAGGTCCATGTCTTAGATAGTTATGTACAGTCGCAAGGTTTGGCTTACCAAACCCGCCTCCGCCTTGTCGGAATGTTCCGGGCGTACCTGGGATACAAAGAGATTTATAAACCCTCAGGGCAGTTCGTCTAACGACCTTAAGAGTAGAAGCCGATCTTGATATCATTAATAAATCGGCCGCACTGAGTCTACCTTTTCTGCCTGACAAAGATTTTGTACCAGTACTTTCTGCAATACGAAATAGTTCCGTTGCCCATGCATTAGGACCCTTCCGGGTCACTAACCTTTCACAGAATACGCCATGTTTCTCGGCGATATAGGACTTTTGCTCATTTATTACTAGTCCTAGAGAAGCTATAGTATCTTTATAAGCTTTTATTTCGGTGTCGGTCCACAGACCGATAAGATCGTCACCGCAAATAGCATAAGACCCTTTCTTCGCTGCGGTTTCTGCAGCGAATGCATTAAGTATGCATAGCACAGTCCAACCCGGACCGACTCCCATCAACGCTCCACATGTAGCAGGTTTTGAGATTGTCTCACCTGTCACTGGTTTCGTGTATTGAATGTCATGAGATTGGAAACATATGTCGACAGCCCTGGAGAACCATTCAGGCATATCGGCTACGTTCGATTTCAGACGATTCAAAACGAATTTAGAGAGTGTGATGGAAATAGGGTCAGTGGACTT